CCTACCTCACCATCGCCCTACTCGCCGTGCTCGTATGGCGCGAGCTAGCACGCGACATGCAACGCAAAGCCGAAACCGTCGAAGCCCGCATCGAACGCAAACAGCTACTCGACCGGATACAACACCCCGAGATACGGCAGGTAGAGCCCGGTCAGCCAGTCGAGCACGAACAACCACGCGACGCCGCGGAGCTCGCGTACATCGGCCAGGAAGTACCCGAGTTCGTCCAGGTAGGCACCACGGATGGCTGAAAGCTCCGTCCCCACCGGCCCGTCACCCGGAGGACTCGAATACAAAGACATCACCGTCGCCGACCTCAACCGGCTGCTCGCCATGAGCCGCGGAGCACGCAGCCGGTTCGAACCGACCTGGCACCTCAACTACGCCTTCTACTTCGGCGAACAATGGCTGTTCTGGAACCGCGGCAGGCTCGACCGTCCACGCCTCGACCCCCACCGCGTGACCCTCACCGACAACCGCATCATCGGGATCGTCCGCACCGAGCTCGCGAAGATGACCAAGCAGAAGCCCGCATGGCAGGTCATCCCGACGACCAGCCAAGACGAAGACCTGCAGTCCGCGCTGATGGGCGAGAAGATCCTCGAGTACCTCTGGCGGCACCTACGGATGCGCGACAAGCTCATCGACGTCCTGCTGTGGTCCAGGATCACCGGGACGGGGCTCTGGAAGGTGCTGTGGGACAGCCAGAAGGGCCAGAAAGTACAGGTGCTAGCCGACCAGGAAGGCGCACCCGTCATCCACTCGGAAACCGGCGCGCCGATGCGCCCCCAGGAACTACAAGACCAGCAAGGGCAGCTCCCCGAAGGACTCCAAGGAAAGACGATCGCCACCGGCGACGTGCACATCGAAACGGTCGCCCCGTTCGAATTCCTCGCCGACCCGATCGCCACCCGTCTCGAGGACGCCGAGTGGTGTATCCAGGAGAACGTCAAGAGCCAGGAATACGTCAACGAGCACTACGGGGCGATCCTCCCCACCGACACCGACATCGCCCCCGGCCCCACAGAAGCACGCATGTTCCCCTCCTACCAGATGGGCGGAACATCGAACTACAAGGGCATCAAGCTCCACGAGTACTGGTGCAAGCCGAACAAGACACACCCCGAAGGACGCCGCGCCGTCTGGGCCAAAGACAAAATGCTATTCGAAGGCCCCAACCCCTACAAGCACCTGCCCTACCTCATGTTCACCGGGATCCCGATCCCCGGCCGGTTCTGGCCCACCAGTGTGGTGGAGCAGCTCCGTAACCCCCAAACGGAGCTGAACAAGATCCGCTCCCAGATCCTCGAGAACGCACAACGCACCGGGAACCCCGCGCTGCTCGCCGCCCGCCAAGCCAACATCCAGTACTCCGGTGTACCCGGCGAGCGGATCGACTTCGACGACACCGTACAAAACGCCATCCCCTCCTATCTCCAGCCGCCAAACATGCCTGTGTATGCGCTGCAGCAGCAGGAAAAGATCGAAGCGGCCATGCAGGATATCTCCGGCCAGCACGAGGTCTCAAGCGCCCAGGTCCCCGCAGGAGTAACAGCCGCCTCAGCGATCAACCTGCTCCAGGAAGCCGACGACACGAGGCTCGGCCCGTCGATCTACGACATGGAGGAAACCCTCGGGGTCGCCGGCCAAATGTTGCTGAAGCTCGTCGCCCAATACTGGACGGACGAACGGACCATCATGATCGCCGGCCCAGACCACGCCCTAGACGCGATCGCGTTCAAGGGCGCCGCACTGAAAGGCAACACCCGGGCAGAGGTCCAGTCCGGGTCGATGTTCCCCAAGAGCAAGGCAGCCAAGCAAGCCGCGATCCAAGACATGCTGAACCTCATGTTCCAGTACCAGGGGCAGCAGCCGATGAACAAGCGGATGCTCGGCAAGGTCATGCGCGACCTCGAGGCCGGCGGCCTCGAGAAACTCTTCGGCGACGTTTCCGTGGACGAGAGCCAGATCAACCGGGAGAACCAGCAGCTCTCCCAGGCCATCCCGCTAACGATCAACGCGTTCGACGACAACGAGGCACACATCGAAGGCCACACCGAATTCCAGAAGGGACCCACCTACCAGAAGCTCGGGCCGGAAGTCGCGGCCGTCTTCGAAAACCACATCCGAGAACACCGGCTGCTCCTACAACAGTCGATGGCGCCAATGGTGCAGCAGCCCGGCGCCCCCGCGAACATGGCGCAGCCCACGCCAGGAACACCCGGCGCACCCCCAGCACAACCACCAGGAGGACCACAGTGAGCAAATCAACACCAGCCCTCCTACAAGCGATCGAGGGGTACGCCGGCGAGCACACCGGCCAGCCAGAGCACGAGCCCAACATCAAGCTCCTACAGCGCGTAAAGAGCGAGATCGACAAAGGCAAAGGCGGCGACACCATCACAAGCCCCGGCCGGCAAGAGGCGACCGCCGCGGCACAGAAAAACATGGCATCCGAGGAGGGCCATGATGGTGGTGAGGGCAACAAGACCACCAACCGGCCCGGCAGCTTCCCAGGCAACGAGGATGTCGCTGATCCCCAGGACGCGTCCAAAGGCCCCATGAGCGGCACGGGGCCAGTCCCGTCAGACGGCCATCTCCGGTCCAACCTGACCGGTGAGGTTGCGCGTGGCGGGATCGTCGAGATGCGCCGCATGGCCGCAGCCAAGGGCCTAGAGGCCGGACGCACCTCCGAGGGCAACAAGGACAGCAACCCTCCAGGGAAAGCCCCGGGCAACGAGAAACGCGTCGGCGACGTCTCACCATCAGCCAAAGCACCCGCGGACCGGAATACGGAGGGCGACGGGTTCGAGGGCGTCCCACCGTTCGCCAAAGAGACACTGTCAGGGGACGGGTGGACCCGTGCCAGGGAAAAGGCCCGCAAGCTCGCGCCCGCAGCCAAATAGATGCCCGAAGAACCCGTCGGGTTCCTCCTGTCCGCGATCGCGCACGCCAAGAAGAAGTGGCAGGGGCTACCCGAGTTCAAACCCATCCTGTTCAAGCTCCAGCAGATCGAGAACGAACTCGCCACGCTGAACGAGACGGCCGGCCAGCAGGCAGCCCGCGAAGTCTCCGCCACCGCACTACCCCCACAAGGAGCCCTATGAGCGAGCTCGACGACATCTACCAACGCGCCAAGGCAGCATGGGACACAGACCCCGCCAAGTTCGAGCATGAGCAGCCGCTGCTCGCACGCGCGTTCGCCGAGGCACAACCCAACCGGGAACTCGCCGACGCCTACGAGTCGCTCAAACACCAGCTCGAGACCGAACACAACGCGCTGGCGCGGAAAGCCGCCGAAGCGACCGACGCGCGCGACAAGGCCCTAGCCACCCTCAGAGCGATGCGGGCTAAACGGGACGCCGAACGCCACGCACACACAAACGTGCAACGCCACCTCGAACGACAGATCCAAGACCTCCAGCGCGAGACCGCAGCTCCTACCCCCGTGAGCATCGACGACGATGAGCGCCAGCGTCTAGCGGCGCTCGGCTGGCGCAAGGAGGCACCATGCCCCAGGTAGAACTCATCCGGCCGCTCAAGGTCGGCCCGACCGGCGGCAGCGAACTAACCATCACGAACCTCGGGTCCCACAACGCCTACTACGGCACAAGCCCCACCGTTTCCTCGACGAATAAGACCGGGAACCTCGCACCTAACGAATCCCTGACGTTGACAACAGGCACCGTGTGGCTCGTCGCCGAAACAACGCCTGTCATCCTAAACCTCCGCGAAAACAGCGGGACGTCGATCGCCTCCGGGAGCGCTGTCCTTGGAACAGACGGAACCGTGGGAGGACCAGGCGGCTCGCCCCTTTCGCCTACGGTGGTAAACGGCAGTCAAGCTGGCGGCGGCGTGGTGCTCGAAGAGTGGTATTTCCACACGGCCAAGACGACCGAAGACTGCACAGCCGAACTCCAGGAAGCCCTCACCGCCGCGAATGCCGCGAACGCGACGCTCGTGCTGCCCAACCACGAAATCACGCTCACCGGCACCGTCTCGCTTGGAAACGTCACCAACCACAAGTGGAAGATGCGCGGCCAGGGGCCGGGCAGCGTCATCATCGACGCCAATCCCACCGGGCCGTGCCTCCAGTACGCGCGCACGGAAAGCTTCGGGACCCCGGAGTGGCGCGACTTCAAGATCAAGCTCGGCGTGGACAAGCCCGCGTACAACATGGTCGCCTTCACGGGCCTCGAAACCTCCCACATCGAGGTCAGCCAGGTCACCTTCCAGGCGCCGCTCGCGGGCAACTACCGTGCCCTAGCTGCAGTGCTCATGGAAAACATGTGGGAGGGCGCTTTCAACGGTTGCCACTGGGAGGAACTGAAGGCTCACACCGTCATCTACAACTGTCCTTCCGAGAACGGCGGCAACATCGCCTTCAACGACTGTCAGGACCAGACCTGCCAGAACGGCATGATCGTCAAGGGCGCCGACACCACCAACAACGTCCAGCTCAAGAACACAAAGTTCGTGTCCGGCGGTCTCTTCGGCGGCAACTACCAGTTCTACGAAAAGCTCACCGCTGGCATTCCGGCCGTCGGCGCCAAGGAAATGACGGTCGAAGCTGGGCTCAACATCGAATACTTCCGTCCCAACCAGGCCGTGCTTCTCTACTCAGCCGCTGGCCTCGACGTTCTGCATCTCTCGACCACAGCGGAACCGTATAACGCCACGACGGGCGTTCTGAAGTTCCGCGACGAAGTAACGAAGAAACACTCAGAATACAGCGATCTGCGTGTCATCTCGCATAGCTCGTGGGCGATCATCACCGACTTCTACGCGCCCAACATGGAGATACTTGGCGGCCACTTCGAGCAGCGCTGCTGCTTCTTCAAGGACGCACCTGGGCTCTACATGCCCAACCCCGAGGTCGAGGTCGTCAGCAAAGCCAACACGGGCCGCGCGCTCCCATTCTTCCTCGCTGGCGGGCAGTCCTCCGCAACGAAGGTCGAGCGCGCGCTACTCCAGCACTCCACCGAAGCGGCGATCAAAGCCGCGCTGCTCTGCCCGCTCACACCCGCACCCGCCGCGACGTCGGGCACGCCGTGGTTCGTGATCAAGCACACACTGACCTACACGGCCGGCAAAGCGGGGATGGAAAACGAAGAATACCAGCCGTTCTGGTCGCCGGACGAACCGTACATGAGCCTCACCGAATACCCGCAGAACATCACTGTCATCAGCGGCACGGGAGGCATCGAACGTGGCAGCAGCCCGCCCAACACCCGAAAATACAACGGTAAGACGGAACGCAAAACCGGCGAAGAAATCGAAGGCAACAAGCGCGAGCCATGCATGATCTCGATCATCGCGGTCTGCAAAGAAAAAACACAGACCAAAATCGAAGTGCTGGTAAACGGCCAGTACGCCCACCAGGGGACCGCCTCGTCCTCGGAGGCGGGGGCCATCGATATCTCTCTCACCGTCTATGTGCCGGCCGGCCAGAAGTACGAAGTCAAAGTCGCCGAAGGCACCGTCGAAAAACTGTTCACGAGCCAAATCCCGATGCCTGTAGCCGTGTGAGCATGGTAGAATCTGGGTGCGCCGATGTCGAGCAGCAGCTTGCTGACGGTGTTGATCGAGCAGCCCGCCATGCGGGTCGTCGCGCGCTACGAGCCTCCAACCGAATCGCACATCGGGACCTGGAATCTTGAGGTGTCCGTGATCCCGGACGAGATCGACGGTGGCTTCATCGCCGAGTGCTCGAACATCCCAGGCGCGGTGTCGCAGGGCGACACCGAAGAGGAGGCCGTCGAGGGCCTCATCGACGCAGTACAAGGGATCGTGGCTGCGAAGATGCAGGAGAACTTTCGCGAGGCTCACGAGTCCGCCCCCGGCACGTACCGCCTGAGTTCCAGCGTCTGAACTAAGCTAAGCCTGTGGGCCAACGGGATCTCCCGCTCGCGGGCGGGAGCGCCCACGTTAAGGCGTTTGAGCGTGCCGGGTGGACATGCCTCAAGCGTCGCGGGAACGGCAAACACTTCATCCTCACCAAGGAGGGCAAAGGGCACCTTTCGATCCCTGACCATAAACAGGTCAAGCGGACCCTCCTAGCACCAAGCTTCCCCGCATAACGCGGGAAGACGCCGAAAGGCGTATGTAGCGCCAAGGGTAGCGCCAAGGCCCACCAACGGCACAGCGCGATTGCTACAGCGCAGAAGGAGAAGCAACAATGCCCGACGATGTACAGCCCGGCACGGGCCAAGGCACCGAGGACACCGGGAGTCCCTACGACTCCTATCTCCAGTCCGTCCCTGACGAGGCCCGAGGAGCAGCGGAGCAATGGTTCCGCGACACCTCCAAAGGACTCGACGCGAAACTCCAGGAGGCGGCCGAACTCCGACAACAGTGGGAGCCCTACAAAGACGTCCAGGGCACACTCACATCCTATGACCCGGAGCAGCTTTCACAGCTACTCGCCTGGCACCAGCAGGTAACCTCCTCAGACGAGGCTTTCCAGGGCTGGATCAAGCAGGCAGCCGAGGAAGCCGGACTCACACTCGCAGAGCAGCAGCAGCTCGCCAACGCAGAGGAACAAGGCGAGCTGACACGCGAGGAGGTCCAGCAGCTCATCCAGCAGACAGCCGAGCAACGGTTCGCCCCGATACAGGAGCAGCTCGGCCAGCTCGAAGCCGAGAAAGCAGTGGAGTACGAGACCCAGGCGATCGACCACGCCTTCGCCGAGATCCAGACAGAGAACAAACTGGAGCTCAGCAAAGACCAGAAGGCCGTGATCCTGGACCTCGGGATGCCACTCGCATTCGACGCTAAAGGCAACGAACTGCCGATGGGCGACGCGTCATGGGTCAAAGCCGGGTTCGACCGCTGGAGAGAGATCACCACAGCCGGCCAACGCGCCTTCGTCGAACAGAAGGCGACACAGCCAGCACAAGCACTCTCCACCGGGGGAAGCCCCGCGTTGAAACCAATCACGTCCTTCGAGGACGCGAACGGGGCGCTCAGGGAACGGCTGCGTCAGCAGTCCTAACCCAACCAAGGAGCCAACATGGCAACCCAGACACTCGCCGCATTCGACGCGGCACTCAAGGACCTCTACGTAGGCCCCATCGTCTGATTGGCGACCCGCTCTAGCAATGGGGCGGTAAACAGTTGGCTATATGCGGGAACCTCTGAGTATCCGGTAGGCCGCAAGGTATCCGGTGCAGACAATCCGCAGGGAAGTCGTAATTGACCCCTCAGAGACTACATGCCGACCACCCCACGTGGGTGAAGATATAGTCCGGTCTACACGGCGACGTGTAGAGCTAGGCAGAAATGACCTAGCTGTCTTGGAATCGAGCCAAAGGGCCGAACAATGCCAAAGGGCGTATACAGGCGGAGACCCGATCTCGGGGACCGCATAAGTGACGCGAAGAAACCCGGTTATTCGGCGATCAAAAAGCAGGCGCGAGCCCTTTATCTCGAAGGGGTCACGCCGAAAAACATCGCTCGACAACTGGGCGTTCCTAAGAGCACCGTCAAAAACTGGGTGGTCGGTCTGCCCAAGCAATCCACTGGCCTATCCACTAGGCCTAGGGGCTTTGCGGCAGGCCGGATAGCTAGGGCGACGGGGCGAGATGGTGAGGACATCAGGCAGGAAATGCTGGCCAAGGAACACGACCCTTGCTTCTTCTGCGGCTCAGAAGATTACGAGGATCAAGGTGGCTGGTTCAATGCTGTCTATCACCACGAGGACAACGGGCAGGTTCACCGGGCGCACAATGCCTGCAACATCTGTCATCGTCACGCTTCCAAGCCATAACAACATCGCGAGCAGTTGAACCAGAAGACGTATCTTCTCGATCAGATCGAGCGGGATGCCGACCACATCGACCACACCGGCCGGCGTGCCGTCGTCCCTCTCCACAAGAACCGTAACCGCGGCCGGAAATCCATCGCTGACGGCGGGACCCTGCCGACGGCGGGCGCCCAGGTTTACCTGGACGCGATCGTCCCGTTGCGCTACCACACGTACGGGATCGAGCTGACCGACCAGGTGATCGAGGCGTCCAAGACGAACGAGGGCGCGTTCGTGTCCGCGATCGAAGTCGAGAGCAAGGGTGTCGCGATCGACATGCGCAAGGACATCAACCGGCAGGCGTTCGGGCAGGGCAACGGCACTCTCGCGCTCCCGCCGTCCGCGACCGCGGGTGTCAAGAAAACCTCGAAATCCACGAAACTGGAATTCAACACGGAATACGACCTTCAGTACATCCAGGTCGGGGACGTCATCGACGTGTTGAAAGAAGCGACCGGGGAAACCGGGAACGGGGTTGTCGGCGCGGAAGTCGTCGAACGGTCCGTCGCGAACAAGGAAGTCGTCCTGTCCAAAGCCCTCGGCGCGGAACTCGCCGCGGAAACCTACAACGTGTATGTCTCCGGGAACCGTCTCCAGGAGATGGACGGGATGCGGAACATCACCGAAAACGAACGGACCCTCCACTCCGTCAACTCGGCGACCTCCGGCAACGCGTTCTGGAAAGGCAACACCGTCAAAGCCGGGACGAGCTTCGCCGCGACCGCTGTCGCCGGGGAGAGCCTGTTCGAGCAGCTCGCCGACAATGTTGGCGCGCAGGGCAACGGCGACGTCGAGGTGTACCTCGGCACCCGCGGTGTCCGCCGCAGGCTGGCGGACAGCTACCAGTCCCAGAAGCGGTTCGACGACGCGAAAGCCGTGGACGTGCACGGCGGGTACAGCGCGATCATGGTCAACGAGATCCCTGTTGTCGCGGACGACGACGCACCCAAGACCTACGCGTTCGGGTTCAACAAGTCCGCGCTGAAGTGGTTCGAGCAGACCAAGCCCGGCTGGCTCGAACTCGAGAACGGCGGGATCTTCCACCTGAAGACCGCGGGGACCGGCACGTACGCAGCGATCTGGCAGGCATGGTTCCGCTGGTACGCCTGCCTCGGCTGTGTCGCACCCAACCGGACCGGCCGCATCGAATACTGCACAGACGACGCGCCGTTCTGAGTTCATCGAGCCCCCACACCCAACCCGCGTGTGGGGGCTCACCCCTTCTCCCTTCTCTCTGTAAGGAGCCGGTATGGCACAAACCATCAAATCCTATGGCGAACCCCTCAAGCTGTCGATCGGCGGCCGGTTCCTGACCGTCACCGAAATCACGCTCGGCACCGAATACCTCACCGAAGGGTTCGTCCTGAGCCCCGAAAAACTCGGGTTCCCCGTCGGTCTCGTGGACGCGGCATGGTGCTGCAACGTCGCAGGACCCGCGAAAGAGGCCACCGGGATCATCGCCAGCATCAACCTCGAAGGCGAAGCCGGGAAAGAGGACGCGACCCTGAAGCTCCAGCTCTACAACACGAAAACCCTGAAAGAAACCGAACTCTCGACGCTCACCGAGGAAGCAAGCAAAGGCGCGAAAGCCAGCGAATACAAAGTCGTGATCGCCGCGATCGGCCGGTAGAGTGGAGATCCAGCCCGCAACGCTCGCGCAGGTCCGCGCCGGCCGCGGCGCACGAACCATCATCATCGAAGAGGACGTGCTCGATGTCGCAGCACGCCTCAAACAGATCGACCCGCAGCTGAGTCTGCACTGGAACGAGACGGGCGGCTACTTCTCCGTCGTAGAAACCGGACAGGACGGCCGGGAACGCCTCGTCCTCTCCGCACAGGAGCTCGACGACCGTGTGATCCAGCGTGTCCAGCAGATCGCGCACCCCTCCTACAACTACGGCCTCGAGCTGGACCGCATGGACGACCGGGCGGACAGGGAGAAAGACCACCGGTTCCATGAGCAGACCGGGGAGATCGGGGAACGCCTCGCGCACGCGCTACGCACAGACCTCCAGGCGAAGAACAAAATCATCCTCCCCAGGGGCGTATAGATGCTAGAAACGTTCGGGGAATGCGTGAACGAGGTGTTGCAGTACGGGTTCAACGACGGCCCCCAGGTCAACCGTGCCCGTGTCGAACGGTGGATCAACGAGGGACAAAAGCAGATCGCCCGGGAGGTCGAGGCCCCAGAATTCCAAACCACCCAGACACTCACCCTCATCCAGGGCCAGTGGAAGTACCAGCTCCCCACAGACTTCCTTCGCATGCAGGACATCTACTACCCCGAACTCGTCGCGCGCCTCCGACCCCTCGACCTCCAACAGTACGACATGGCCGCGCCCGCGAAGTTCGAAGGCCCCCCAGAGATGTACACGCTCTACGCCAACGAACTCTGGCTGTTCCCCACACCCAACAACAGCACCGACACCCTCGAAGTCCGCTACATCAAAACCGCGCCCATCCTCACAGCCGAAGGCGACCTCCCGCTACTCGACAAAGACTACCTCCACCTACTCACCGACTATGCGGTGCAACGCGCGTTCGCCGCAGAGGACGACATCGAATCCGCGACCGCATGGCGCACCCGCTACAAAGAAGACCTCGACGCATACGCCTCTGACAAGCAACGCCGCGACGTAGACCGGCCACGCACACTAGACGGCTCATGGACCGGGAGCGGGTATGGCGGCCGCGTCATCTAAACCACCCCACCTCAAAGCCGCCCAGGCATGCGGGGACTGCAAGTACTTCGACGGGAAAGGCGAATGCTTGATGTACCACTATCCCGTCGATGACGACGAACACTGCGACTCCTGGGTAGCAGCAGACGCGAAGGAGGCCACGAAACGCATGTGGGCCACGCATCGTAGACGGCTAGCGAAGGGAGCATGATGGCGCTTACGCCCGCGCAGCACGAGCAGAAAGCCACGATCCCACCGTCGAAGGGCTACCCCCGGGGACGGTTCCCGACCGGTGACGTGAAGCACGACCGGCTAGCGCTCCAGTTCCTTTCGCGCGCCAAGAACATGTCCAGCGGCCAGAAGTCCCAGGTGCGCGGCGCAGCGATACGGGACCTCGCCGCAAAGAAAGCCATCCAGTGAAAACTGGAAAGAAGGGAGGACCAGAAGGGCGTGCCCTGGGGTCGCAGGGCAACCTGCTGACTGCCTGATGCGTGGCACGCCCTTCTGATCTAGTTTCTGAAGGAGGGCTGGACTGGAGGCCTGAACACCGTCGACAGCCCCTACACCGTCGCGGAAACAGAGTCCCGTGACTGCCTGAACGTCGTCTCCACGGAGCGCGGGTCGATCCGTAAGCGCTACGGGTCCACACAGTTCCTCGAAGAAGCCGGCATACCGGCGACGGAACTGACGAGCTGCTTCCCGTGCACGATCGCCGGCGCCACGTATCTGCTGGTGAGCAACGGCAAAGAAATATGGTCTGTCACGTCCGGGGGTGCGGTCGCGAAGATCGGGGAAGGCTTCACGGCCGGGAGCTTCTGGTGCATGGTCCAGGCACCCGTCACGATCGGCGTCGCAGCCCAGGGGCCCGTGTACATGGTCAACGGGGTCGACAAACCCCAGTACTGGACGGGGGCGAGCGCCGCAACGAAAGTCAAAGAATGGACGGGTGTCAGCTCGGCGCCGAAACTGACGGACGGGGTGATGGCGGAAGGCGGCAGGATCAAAAGCGAAACCGCGGGGTTCCTCCCCTCCGACGTGGGGCTCGTGTTGAAGCTCGAATCCGCCGTCGAAGTGTACCGTTCCGAAGCGGTCTACAACGAAAACACGAAAACGGTTGAAGTGGTGAAGATCAAAACGGTCGTCAAAGAACCGTTGATCGAAACCGTCGTGAACAGCAAAGAAGCCGTCGTCACGCTCCCCGTCGAATCCACCCTCGAAAAAGAATACACGGGTGTGCATTTCTCGATCGAACGGGCGTTCTACCCTGAAGGGAAAAACATCCCAAACGGACAGTACATGGTGTTCTTCGGGAACCGTATCTGGATGACCGGCATCAAAACGGACCCGTCCGCCGTGTGGTTCAGCGAACTCGTATCGATCGGAGAAGGCGGCTCGCAGGCCGACCCGTCGCAGTGGCCGAACACGAACGTCGTCCGGTTCGACTCAAGCGACGGGCAGCCCATCACCGGCATCGGCACAGTAGGCCCGTACCTGTGCCTGTTCAAGGAGTTCAAGACGTGGATCATCCACGACATCAACACGGGCGCAAACCGTAGGCTCGCCGACACCATCGGATGCGTGTCGCACCGGTCGATCGTCGAGACCGTCGGCGGGACATTCTTCCTCACCGCCGACCAAGGCGTCTACCTGACCGAAGGGTCGAAGCTGCACGAGATGAGCTACAACATCCGGCCAACGATCCTCGCGGTCAACCCCGCGAAACGCTCCCACGCAGCCGGCGCCTACTTCAACAACCACTACTACCTCTCCTTCGCATCCGGCGGCAGCAGTGTCGCAAACCGCACCATCGACTACGACGTGCAGCTGAAGTCCTGGTGGCTGCACGATCTCACCGGGAACCAGTGGGCGATCTGGGAGCCCGTCACCGGCAAACCCGAGCTGTACACGCTACCGCCCGAAGCGAGCGCCGGGGTCGTACAAGCGTTCGTCGAAAACACGTGGACGGACCGCGGGAAACTCTACCCCGGCGCGGAAGGCCTGACGGCCTACTGGAAGTCAAGCTGGGAACCATTCTCATACTACGTGTTCCGGCACAGGGTGAAAGCGCCGTTCCTGAAGAAGCGTGTCCGGGCGATCTTCTTCAACGGCGAAGGCCAGATCATCCCCACCATCTACAAGGACTTCACGAAGGGCGGCAGCCAACAAGGCTCAGTCGTCGGCAGCGACCCGCAGTACACGCTTGAAAACCCCACGAACTTCGCCGCCAGCGAAGAAGAGTTCGGGGAAGGCTCGAGCACGTTCGGGACCGAAGAAACCATCTTCGGCGGCGAACAAACCGTCGGGTCCGCACGCCTCTACAGCCCGGGCGTGGCGTTCGTGTGGAGCGTGGCATGGGGGAACGCGAGCGCCGAACCGTTCGTGGTCGACGCCTTCACCTACTTCGTGCAATTCCGAAAGAGCTGAGGTAGCCGTGACCGAACTCAAACTAACCGTCCCGGAAGTCGGCGAGAAAAACAGTGTCGCGGACCCCAGGACACAGGTCGCGTTGGAAGCAATCCGCTCGTTCATCAACGGGGAACAGCTCAACTCGGGGAACATCAAACCTGGGGGTATCGAAGAAGCGAGCCTAGCCACGGCCGTCAAGACGCTCCTCAATGTCAAAGCGAGCGGCCTTACGCCAGCCGCACACACGGTGAGCTTCACGGCAGCCGGCGGGGAACTGGCGCAGATGGAAACCACGGGCATAACCGCTACGCTCCCGAGCCCTGTCGCGGGAAAGCTCATCGGGATATTCGTGGGGAGTGCCGCGGCATCCGCGAAAGTGACATGCAGCTCGGGCCTCATCTACGGGGACTTTGTGAATGCTGCGTCAACGATCACACTGGCATCCCTTCAGCACGTATTGCTGTTGGGGGATTTTCAGGAAACCGGGTGGCTCATCATCGCCGGGGAACCCCTCAACGAAACAAATCCGGGTCCCGTCGTAGGGCGCACGACCGAAACGGAATACTCACCCAACGCTACACGCCGCACATTCGTGCTTCTCGAGACGACCGGAGCCGGCGAATTGTTCGTGGGCGGCGAACTCATCTACAGCGGAACGCCTGGGTCGCTCTCGTTCTTCTGCCCGGCGGGAAAGAAATGGAAGGTCAAAGGGTTCTCGGCGGTAGCCTCAAGCTACTACGCGATGTGACCGTAACCTCCCCGACGCATCGGAGATAACGTGGACTTTCGCCATCTACCCGTCACGAGCCTAGCCGACTGCACCCACAACTTCGAGCAGCTCGCCGTTGGTCTCCCGCATCCTGTCGTGGAGACGCTCCGGGATGTGTCCGAGAACTTCGAGGCGATCGCGGCCGGGTTGCCGCACTCGCCGGTCACGTCGCTGGAGGATGCGACCCGGAACTTCGAGACGTTGAATGGCTGAGTCGTTCTCGCCCGTCACCCCAAGCAGTCCCGGGGCTGCGGGGGCGGTCAGCCCGTCCAACCCGTTTTTCGCGACGTTCTGGGCGAACGAGGCGGCCCTGAATTTCCAGACGGAGAACGCGCTCGCTGAAGACCAGCGGGATACGAGGAACGCGAACTCTAGCTACGAATACAACCAGGGGATCAACCAGCGTGCGGAGCCGCTGAAGCTCACCGCGAACCGGAACGCCGCGAACACCCAGGGCCTCGCGGAATCGGGTGTCCTCGCGAAAACCCAGGGTGTCACCCAGACACAGTACGCGCAGAAGGGGCAGCGCCTCAGCGAAACACGCCGGAACGCCGTCGAAAAATACCAGGACGCCGAAAACAAGGCCGTGACCGCGAACGCACTCGACACGTCGAAGTATGTCGCCGCCGCGCAGGCCGAAGGGCTGAAAGCCCTAGAGGAAAACCCACCTCCCCGGGAACCCGTCGTCGCGTCCACCAACCCCACCGTCGCGTCCAACGCCGGCAGCGTGCGCACGAACGTCGGCACCCCCGGCCCAGGTGGCGTGGTGCCGTACACGGAAACCGGGCCGCGTGGGACCGTCAAAGTCGGGCAGCCAGGACCATACAAAGGCTCGCCAGCCGAACGGGAAGCCATCGAAATCAAGCAGGGATACCGCAAGGCTGCGGCCAAGAAGGCAGTCGCGGTGGGCTGATGGCTGACGAGACGAACCAGGGAACCCCCGAGGCCGGCGGCCAGCTCTCCGGGGAAGCATCCCGTGCGGCAGCGGTGAAGCGGTTGGCGAAACAGAAGATGGCCCAGAGCTCCGCGCCGAACACTGGGGCGAGCGGGATCCCGAAACCGGAGGCAAGCATCGTGCAGAAGCCGGGCTTGATCAACCAGAGCAGCACACCCGAAAAACCGAGGCGGATCTAGGCGATGGCGAACACGGGCGGCGTGGCCGTACCCTCCCCCGTCAAGACCCCCGTCGCGCCCGGGAGGAAGGCTGCCGCGGTCGTCGCGTTGGGTGGCCCGAAAGGCGTGACCCGGGCACCCAAAGCGGACGTGAACGCGAGGATGCCGAAGGCCGCCAAGGCGCCGACAAAGATGCCGGGACAAGCCAAAGCCGGGAAGGCACCCAAAGCAACGCCGGCGAAGCCGACGCGGACAGTATTCAACCCCGTCGAAGGTGTCCTTGGCTCCAAGGAAATCAGGGACATCGCGCACACCGAGGCGCAGGAAGTCTTGAAAGCCGAACTCGAACCCCTCAAGAGCGAGGCCAAAGAAGTCGCGAACAACGAAACCGGTGCCTCCCAGCGCTACAGCCAGTACTCGACCGCCGCGAACAACCTCCTTGCCGGGGTCGCCGGCAGCCAGGAAGCCTCAGCGAAGACGTTCGAGAACCAGGCGGCCGACAACGCCCTGCAGGCGGGGAAAGCGATCGAAACATCCGGGCAGACCCAGGCATCGATGACCGGGGGGTATGTGAGCCCCGAACTTCGGGCACAGTTGAACGCGGAGGCCGCACGCGAAGTCGGCGCGGGGGCGGCCGGGAACACGTTTGCGCAGAACACGGCGCAGGCCGGGCAGAACCTTGTCGCGGGTTTGCGTGGCGCGGCGGCGTTGCGTGCCGTGGAAGGCCAGGGGAAAATCACGGGGTACTTCCAGAAAGAGGCAAACAAAGTCGGGGAAGCCGAGAACACCCGCATCGCGAAAGTGGGCGCCGACCAGGCGAAGTATGAATCGGAACTCGGCCAGAAAAACGTGACGGACTACGCGACCCTCCAGGGGCTGGGTATCAAGCAGTCAGAACTCCTCAACAAAACCGGGCTGGACACCAGCAAAGAGAAAGAGGAACGCTCGAAAGAAGTCACGGAAGCAAGCAAACGCCAGGACGAACGCTCGAAAGAAAACAGCGAAGGCGTCAAAAACCGTGTGTCGTTGGCGAAACTCGGGATCGAAGGCGAAAAAGAGCAGGCGACCCAGAAACGCTACGAAGCGGAGAACAAGGAGAACGAAGCGTCCGCCAAGGAAAAACTCGCGAAAGTCGCCAACGGCGGCGTCACAACCGACACCGAGCTGAAACTACTCGGCGAAGTCGCATCCGCCTACGGCACCGTAGAAATGCTCCGCTCCCAAGGCGCCAAGTCCGCGTCCCCGCAGCAGATCCGGCAGTTCATCCACGTCGGCGCGGATGTCGAAGCGGGCAAAAGCAAAGTCAAAGTGAAAGCCATATCCAACCCCGCGCTCGTGAACGCCGCGATCGAACTCTACTACTACCACACCGTGTCCCCCGCCACACAGGCCGCGTTGAAAGCCGCCGGCATCGACCGTACACCCGCAGAACTCGCGGCATCCGTAGGAGTCTAGGATGCTGCCGGGTATTGCGCCGCGTGCGATCAAAGCCGCCGCAGCCCAGAAAACCGTCCCGGCGGCGAAGCTGCCCTCCGCACCCGAAATCAAGCAGACCCCCGCCGGGCGCCTCGCGCAGCTCCCCGTCATGCAGAAAGGCGCCGCCGAACAGAAAGGGCTCCAGCAGCGGTTCGCTGCGCAGGGCCGCAAGGAACTCGCCGCGCTCACCCCGAAACAGAAAACCGGTGGTGGGGGAGGGTT